ATGGCAAAGATGCCGCCCATACGGGTAAAGGTAATCAAGGCAAACTCCAAGACCCGTCAGTCAACAGACGCCGAGGAAGAAAAGCTTTAAAGATTCGTAAATGACCCCATTACTACCTACCCCTAAACATTATTTATTTAACCTAATAACCATGACAAGTCCTGAAGCTAAACGGCTCTGGAGAAGAGCTATTAAAGAGCACTTCAATTGTCATTGCGCTTATTGCGGTAAACCTTATCAATTACATGAACTTACACTTGACCATGTCAGACCTAAAACAGACGGCGGAGAAGATCTTACAAGCAATCTTGTACCCGCGTGCAGAACTTGTAATCAAGGGAAAGGTAGTAGCAATTGGCTCAGATGGATGCGCCAGACATTTGGACATCGACCTCTGAGAGAAATGATCATTCTTCAACATATTAATTAAGATGCCAGATAGAAAACGAAGACCACCCTCGGGTAAAATACCACCAGGAACTCCACATCCCACTAAAGCCTATACTGTCAGAGGTTATGACGGTAGATGGATATCAAGAAAAGCATTCCTCGCTGCAAAAAGGAAAAGAGACAACAGCACAGCTAAACTCACAGCTAAACCTAAAAGTCAAAAACCTAAAGGTGGCTCTCTAGTTAAAAGAGGCTCTAGTGCAGTTACTAAAGTTTCAAATAAAGTAGGTAACCTTTTAAAAATCAGGAAAGGTGACAAAGGTATCGTAAGAGGTATAAAAGATACCTACAAGCTTGGCAAGGATACAAGAAAATCAGCTAATGCTTTATATAAAGCTGGTAAAATAACCCGCGAAATACACGACAAGCTTGTTAAAGGCAGTAAAGAGTTTGTTAAAGGTACTGTCGAATCGGGTAAGGCTACAAGACGAGCCTATGAACGCTTAAAGCCTGGTGGAAAGATCGTTAAAAGTAAAGGTAGTAAACTTGCTAAATATAGGAAAGCAGCTCTTAAAATCGTTAAGAGTCCTGGTGGGAAAATAGTTAGAAGTCCAAGTGGAAAGGTTGTTAGAAGTCCAAGCGGTAAGTTAGTTAAAACAACTCCAAACAAAGGTGGTAAGCTAACCACTAAACGTACACCTCAGTACAAAACAGACGCAAAGAAAACAGCTCAAAATACTGCACAACAAACAAAAGATAGTGCAAGGAAAAAGTCACGCTGGGATAAAGCTAGAACTAAACAACAAAAAGCAGCGTCTGGTAGCTTTAACGTAAAAGAAGAATGGAATCCCAAAACTAAAAAGTGGGAAACAAGATATGGGCAAGGTACAACAAAGCCTAAACAAAAGGGTCCATTTACTAAGGGTAAAGAATTTGTAAAAGAGACTGCACCTAAAGTTAAAAAAGGAGCTACAAAAGTATTAAATAAAATCAGAAACATACCAGGTGCTAAGAAAGTAGGTAAGGGATTAGTGTCTGGAGGTAGATTGGGTGGTAAAGCACTTAGAGTTCTTGAGCCTCTAGAAAATTTAGCTGGTGGAGTACGGACTACTGCCAACCTAGTACAAAGAATTAGGAAAAAACCATTAATAGCAGGTAAAGAAAATTTAGGTGGTGCAACTACTCAATTTGAAAGAGATCGCATTAAAGCTCAAAATGCTTATCTTAAAAAGCACGGTAGTCTTAAAGGTTTTAATAAAGCTACAAGTCGTTGGAATAAGAAAAAGACAGATAACAAAACTACTACTACTAAGAAGACCACCACAACACCTACTACTTCTACCAAGTCTCAACTAGATAAGAACATAGATAACGCTAAAGGCTGGAATAAGAGACAACTACAAAAGGAAAAAGATTACCAATCTAAGTTTGGGAAGCAACCTAGAACTTGGACAAAGGGTTATGGAGCTGAATCTACAAAACCTTCTGAAGGTGACTTCAAGTCTACAAATAAGAATAAATCTTCAGGTTCAACTGTTCATACTAGACACTATAAGACTGGAGAAAGACTTGGTGTAATGGGGCGTTCTCAACGACGGGCTTATGATAAAGAAGCTGCTGGTAGAACTTTTGAAAGTGAAGTAGCTAAGTATGCGAAATCTAGTGGACATGGTAAGTCTCATTTACGAGAAACTTTATATAAATCTTCTGTACGGAAAAAGAAAAAGAAAAACAGGAAATAAATGGATGACGTTTTAACGTCCTTACAAGACGATTTCAAGCTGTTTCTGCAAGCATTGTGGGACCAGCTTGATCTCCCGTCTCCTACACGGGCGCAGTATGCAATAGCGGACTACTTACAACACGGACCTAAACGTCTACAGATCCAAGCTTTCCGAGGAGTCGGTAAATCATGGATTACTGGAGCCTTCGTGTTATGGACCCTATTCAACGATGCAGAAAAGAAAATCATGATTATCTCTGCCTCTAAAGAGAGAGCAGACAACATGTCCATCTTCTTACAAAAACTAATAATTGAAACACCTTGGTTAAGTCACTTACAACCCAAATCAGACGACTCAAGATGGTCGCGCATAAGCTTCGACGTTGCTTGCAGTCCGCACCAAGCACCTTCAGTGAAGAGCGTGGGTATTACTGGTCAGCTAACTGGATCACGCGCGGACTTAATGGTCCTAGACG